ACTCGACCACGCCAGACGCTGGGTTGGAAGTTTCCGGTCGAAGTACTGGTTGACTACCTTCAGCTATTAGCGAGCAACAAGCTCGAAACCATTAACTGACTGTTGCACTTGCTCCTTGAGACCGCCAACCCACACGATTCGCAAAGATGGCCTGATAGTCTCGGGAGTAGTTATCCGTGATGTTCATCTTCTGAGCGGATGCATCGTTCGCCACTGAGTTCTTCAGCCGGTCCATTGAGTTGCCGGACAAGCCTGACTCACCGATGGCCGTGTTAATGGTCCCTTGGTTCCGCATGGCCTGAAGGTTGACTTCGGTAAGCTGGCGTCGGGCTTCGTCATTCTTATCTACAGTTGCAAGCTTCTGGTCGTTCTCAGCGAAGTTCGCTTGCTTGACCACTTCGTTCTGCTGCTTTCGTTCGTTGTCGGTCATCTGACCCTTAGCCTTTGCTCCTTCAGATGCACTCATAGCTGCACCAGCGACGGCAACGATTGCCATGCCGATGCTTACGGGTTCGCACATAGCGATTCCTCCTATAGCCAGAATTGTTTAAATGCAAATCCGGCAGGAGACATAAAGATGCCTTCGTTGAAGGAGGCACCCAGTTTTGTCAGCAGCCGGATATGTGCGTGGTTGTCCACTGAAACCCAGTTGGTTTTGGGACTTGGTGAGCGGCGTTTGACCCACTCCAAGTTCTCTTTGAGAAGCCGATAGAATTGGAAACGCTCAGCCTTGCTCAGCATATGGACGACGTTCGTGGTGACGAACCAAATACCAAGACTTGTGTGGCCGCCTACAGCCAGCACCAAAGAACCCACGACGATGGCCTGAGCGTTCTCATCAAGAGAGTTCGGCAGAACATCGCGTGGGTCTCTTCCGGTTTTCATGCAGTGAAACTCTCGAAGGTCTGACGCGCATAGGTCGTCAGCAGCAGCCCTCAAGTGGGCCTCCGTGGCCTTAATCAGGTACATAGCGTTTAAATCCTCCGCATGAGTCATAGTTATAGTGGGGGGTTTTGACGTCCCCCCCGTTGACTCACACGCCGCTTGAACGCCGTAGATAGTTACCTTCCCAGCCACATCCAATGATGTTCAAAGGGACCGGCGAATACGACGAAACGGTGACCCGCTGCATCTTCGCGTTACCTGTCACCGGGAACTTGTATTGACCAGTCCCAAGAGTCAGCTCACCCAACCGGACCTCTGTACCGAGGCGACCGCCAGCCATCACATAGACGTACTCTGTGGAGCCGTTATTGACGTTGATTTCGAAGGCCCCTGAGGTGTCGTAGTTGACCCATGCGCGGCGAAGCTGGAGGCGTCCTATGTCTTCCGTTGAGGTGGTCCCGTCGTCTGCTGTTTGCTTAATGAGGAACTTGGAGAACTCATATTGGAAGCCGTATTCACGGCCAATAACGAACGTCGTACCCATCCGATTACCAACGAACTTGATGCGGTCGTCTGCGTTCCAGTTGGCTGACTCGTGACGCTCAAGGACTCCTTGGGGGTCCAGTGTGTAGAACACGGACAGATAGTCAGGGACGCCGCCATAGATCGCACTAAGACTAACGTAGGTCTCATTGAGGTCCTCGTTGTAGCTCGATGGGGTCATGAGTTTCTTCATGTCCATGTAGGCACGGTAAGGCTCCTGCACGTAATCCACGGTGTCCGCTGTGAACTCGATTCGCTCCAGGCACATCCCAACACCAAGACGCTCATTGAGCAGGTACATATAGGAACCAATGCAATCTGCTGCGAGAACTCTATTGTTTAGACCGAACTCCCAATGTGACCACGACTGTTGCACCAGCTCCTCTTTCAGGTATAGGAATTTGTAGATATAGACCTGATTCTCGGCATGGTCAGAAAGCATCGCAACGAAGTTCTCCGTTCCCGAGCCGTGTATGTGGTAGAGGGTATTCTGCAAATAGCTTGGTACGTGCGCCGAGACATCCTCAGCAGACTTCACGTCGCTCACGTCCTGCACTGCGTAGTAACGCTTCAGGCTCGTATAGCTGGCACGAGGTGCCGCAAAGTAAACGCCCCGTCCAATCCCAAAGGGTCGCGCGCCGTCGCTCACGTCGAATTCCGTAGTGAGGTCCAACTGAATTGTCTTGCTCGAAAGGATGCCCTGTGAGGACAGTACGAACTGAGCTTGGTCGGACCAGAGGAGCAACTGTTCGGAGAACGGTACGGCGTACTTGAGGATACTCACACGGTTGTGACTGATGGACACGTCAATAGGGTCATCGTCCGACACAGCGGCGACAGAGGCCGGGAAGAAGTTGAAATACTTCGCTGTCCGCGACATCACGACATTCTCACCCGAGAGGAAACCTAAACGATTCCTGAAGAAGAAAATGTCATTGATGGTGTCCCCAATAAAGGAAGGCATGGGGTTCGTTAGGTCATCTCCACAGGTTCTGTCAGGCCACGCCAAGGGCTTCCAATCAAACTGTCCATCCGCTGCCCGAATAAGAGCATGGGGCATCGAAGCCGGATCAATACCAGTGATTATTCCCGGCCTAACAGTCTCCCGCCATACCTGGCCCGCAGCATCGTAGCGGACCCAATAGTTGTCTCCGGTGCGGGAGGCTTCCCCTGTGATTTCCACAAGGTATCCGTCTATGCACTGCGCGGGCAGCTTGGCGAATGTCTGTACCTGATACACAAAGGAGTTGAGGAGCTGGTTTGCGTAACCATCCTCTGTGGCGACTGTGACAATGGCTCCGTCAGTTGGCCCGGTTAAACATATCCAGCCTGTTCCCGCGCTCGCAGTCCATCCCCACGCGCCCATGCTGGTGCTGAGCTGTGCTGCCATAGTCCTTGCAATGTAACCGGCATCCGTCTGTTCCACTTGTGGGGGTGTCGTAGGTGTTGAGTCTCCGACAGGCATTTTCAGCTCTGCACACAAGCCACCATTAACGAAAATCCGCAGCGTCCTCCCGTACTGACCACCACGCACGTTGATGATGCAGCGCCGAGTCAGGCCCATATAACCGGCCTGAGTCAGTGTGCTCTTCATGCGCGTAGCCCTGTTTCTGTTAGTCACAAACGTATAGTCCGCAACTGTCGTTAGCCGCAGGTCCGCTCGTGGGTTCGCACAGTTGGCATAACCGTTGTAGCCGCGCACTTGGTAACTGTTCCCTGCGAGGTCTACTACGGCCACGCCCTGCCCTGTAAACACCATGTAATACTGTTCAATGGAGTCACGGTTAACAAGGTGGACCAGAGGCTTAGCACCATACATACCGACCCCACCAAGGCGCTTGACGAACGTTGTTGGCGAGCGCTTTTGAAGGCCCTCTGTTTCCGAAGACCATCCGTTGATTTGAACTTCACCCTGATTACTAAAACGAAGTATATCGGGTTGCTGTGAAATACCTCCTTTGAGGTTCTTAACTGATTGCGAGACGAGACCCATGGGACCCTCCTTGTCTAATTAACGGGAGATTCGGCCACCGGTCCATGCATCACCATCGAGCATGTTGTAGTTACCGTAATCAAGTTCGTACTCTTGGCACTCCGCCCATGCAGTTGCCTCCTGTTCCTGCAAGGAGCCTTCAATTTCTCCTGCCCCGAAGAACCGAATGTTGAAACGTCGAGACGCCTTAGCCACGATGTATGAACGGAAACACTCAGGCATCTCTTGGTATTCCCGAAGACGCACAAGGGTCACAGTTACCGGCTGAGTAAACACATCAGTCTTGGTAGTTTGGTCGTAAAGAAAACCACCACGATTGGAATAGGCCCCGGTAGTTATCTTTAGGTAGTCAGTCTGATAGTTGATAAGCCCAGAGAAACTATCGGGAACCAGTGAGGCGCCCTCTTCGATATTGAAGGCCCACCCCTTGGACTGTACTTCGCGATTTACTTGATTAAGCAAGCGTCGACAGTTAGCTACGTCAGCATTAGGATCTCCTTCAAGGGAACTTACAGGCGACTCACCAATTGCGGCGAGCATGTCATTAACAGCCTGTAGTTCCTGATCGGATTCAATGCTGGATTCAAAGTTCGCCATTAGGCCTCCCCGAAATTGATTGAATAGAAAGCAAAAAACCCCTCGCCCCATAGAAAACGGGATGAGGGGCTTTAAGTGGTTATGGAGCTGGGACAGTCACTGCACAGGTCTTGGTAAAAGAACCATCGACAGTAGTAGCGGTGACAGTAGAAGTTCCTTGTGCAACGGCCGTAACAACTCCCGCAGAACTCACAGTTGCCACAGCTGGATTGCTGGACGTCCATGTAACGGAAGTATTAGTGGCCTCAGCAGGCGCAACAGTAGCGGTCAGCGTCTTAGTGTTTCCGATTTGGAGACTCATAGTTGCTTGGCTAAGTGTTACGCCAGTTACTGAGATCAGGCCGCTGTGAAAACCAGTGCACCAGCAGCTTCAGGACGCAGACCACCGTGACCCATCGCATAGCGACCGATGATTTGGTCAGCTTGATATTCGGCACGGCGCGCACGCTCCAGAGCCATATCACGCAGCTTCACAGTACCCACGGCAGAGCGGTGGTTGAACAGGCCCACGACGTTATCCAGTGCGACTTTGACGTCACCAGCAGCGGTTGCCGGGAAGGCATGTTTGCGGTTAGTACCAGCGAGGTCGTCACCCGCACCACCAACGGTCAAGTGAGGAACTTCGATTACTTCGAAGCCCATAACGTTCTTGATGTTGCCAGTTTCAGGATCGGTCAGAGCCGAGAAGTTTGCAGCGTTCGGCAGCAATGCGGCGAGAATTGCGCTGTAGTTCTCAGGAGTGGTGTAGAACTTGCGATCAGTAGACGGGACATAGTTGCGGGTCAATTTACCACGAGCAACAGTCAGACCTTTCAGAATCGCCTTACCCATTGCCTCAGCGTCTGCTTCGAGTGCTGCCTTAGTGCCGATTGGCAGAACAGTGGCAGTACCGAGACCGGCAATGTTTTCGTTAGCAGCGGCTGGCAAGTTGCACAGCTTAGCCATCTCGGCCAGTACGGCACCGTCAGCAGCGATAGCCAAAGCTTCACCAAGTTGCGCCGAATATTCTGCACGAACGTCGTAGTGGACCATTGCGTCTTCGATATCGTAAATCAGTACATCGGAAGCCAGCAGGCCGTCGATTTGAATCACTTTCTCGGAGTGTTTGATTTCACCACGCTTGTCGTCCAGGCTCTCACCGGCTGCGAGGTAGTAACCAGCAGTTCGGCCCATTACTGGGAAAGAGGCGGACTTGCCGTTTTGAATGGTGCGAACCATATGTTTGTCCATGGTTACAGCACGACGCATGAAAGCAGTCAGAACTTCACCACCGAAAACCTTCAGAAAGTTAGCAAGCTTGTCGGCATCGGTTTGACCCTTACCTTGGTTCTTGCCGATTTGTTGACCACCTTGTGCGTTTGCCATTTAATAGTTCTCCTTATGCAGTTATCTCCGGGCACAGGAAAACCTCAGACGAAATGTCCGAAAGTATCTTCCTGTTATAGTGGGGGTTTTTAATTAGGGACCGCTAAGTGTCACCAGTTAGCGTTATGGACTTTCGCTTCAACTTCAGCGGTGTACGCTTTATCGCGACCATAGCGTTTATCGCTCATTGCCTTAACCATCTCGTTCTGAGACTCGAAGCCTTGAACTTTGGCGGGAGCGCTGCGACCGGCTGGAACTGCACCACGGCGATTCAAAGTTCGCTCAGGTTGCTTACCAAACTTCTTGGTCTGACTTGCCATGCCCAGATTGATAACGGTGCGAACCGTATTGAGGTCTTGGCGCTCCATGGCGTCATAAAGGGCGTCCATAGAGTTCGGGGAGTTTGCTTTGAGGTGCGCAACGACACGGTCAAACTGTTCTTTGCCGCCTGCGTAACCAACGATCTTGGTAATGTAAGCCTCAGCGACAGCTTCCTGACCCTGAAGGAACGAGTTGACGAAGCCAGCCGAATAGCCAGCCTTCGCGAGCTGCTCATAGGAATCATCCGAGAGTTTGCCGTCAGCTTCATATTCCGCTTCGATGCGGGAAGCCACAGCCTCAGGGAGACCGGCCTTAATGGCCTGATTGCGCATCTCATCAAAACCCGAGGCGTACTCGTCGAGTTGCTGAGAGGCTTTGGTCAGCTCTGCATCAGGCTCACCGAGCGGCTTGAATTCTCCGCCCTCTCCGCCTTCCTCCAGGTCACCTTCAGATTCACCTTCGCCACCCTCTTCGCCTTGATCGGTTTCCTCTTCCTGCTCTGCCTCAGAGAGGTCAGCAGGGTCCACGAGGTCAATCGAGGCATCGCCGTCACGGGTTGCAACGTTCAGCTCAAGCATGTTCTGCTCGTGTTCCATTGGGTCGCTGGACGACATAACGGCGCTGTTCACACCGAAGGACGCATAGACATCGGCGGATTGGTAAACGTGGCCGATAGCCAAGGCCAGCATGTTGAGTCGCATAGAGTCTCCTTTCTGAATTGAAAATGAGCAGGCACACGGAGTCATCTCAGCGAATCGCCAAGGTTCCGTGTGGGTCTGCTTTTAGTGGGGGTTTATGTCAGGCGCCGATTGGGCCTGCTTGGACGCCAGCGGTATCCATCGCCGCTTTCATGTTCTCGGGACTTGCAGTGGCCTGAGCGGCAGCACCTGCACCAAGTCCAGCAGCAGCGGCTTGACCACCCTGAGCGACCATCGCTTCGGCTTGCTTCTTGGCCTTGTCGGCATCTGTGAGCAGCAGTCCAGCGGTGTCCATGCCAATCGCATTTGCAAGGCGGATCTTCAGGTTGCTCATGTTGATATCCGGGTCCTGCATCAGCGGTGCAATTGCTTGCAGGCCATTGAAGAACTGAGTCAACTTATCAAGGTCCTGACCACGGCCCAGCGCCTCCAAGCCAGTGCTTACAGTCGGCTCAACAGCCTCTTTGGGCATGTCTGGGATTTGGGAGGTAGCCTGAAGCTGATTGAGCAGGATGCGCACCAGTGGTAATTGCAGTTCCTGAGAGAGGATCGAATAGACACCACCAAGGGTGTCCTCAAGCTCGCTTGCCACATACCGAATCTCTTCGGCGGTCACACGCTCACCCGACCGTTGCACGGCTGAGTTCAACATGAAGACATAGGCAAGGCGCCCTTCGATTGCGTCAGCTACGGACTTAGCGACTGAGAAGTCTGCTGTCTTTTCGAGCTGAAGGAATTCAATGTCCTGCTTCCGCCCCGCAACAAAGTCACCTGTCTGAGCTTTGGTCAGGCGGCGCACTTGGGTCATCCCATTAGGGTTCACCAAGCCAACTACCTTCGAGGCGATCATTGAGAACTTAATCATCGACTCATGGAGGTTCTCAAGGGACGTCAAGTCGCCTATGTATTCCTCACAGTGCGAGCGGCCATAGTTCTCACCATCACGCTTGGTCCAACGTACAGCGATCCACGGAACGGCATCTGGTGGATATTGGCCATCAGTGCCCTCCACTTCCTCACCATCCACTTCCTGATAGCTCAGAAAGTCCCCTGACTCATCGTCAAGGTAGACGTGGGTGTAGACCTCAACCTGTTCATCCGGCTTCTTGTCTCCGCCGTCAGTGATTGCGTTGCGGACATCCTCAGGGAGAGCGGCGAACGCCACCTTGTCCAGGGTGATTATCTGCAAGACGTTCCCGAAGGAATCCCGTTGGACAACGTAGGAGCTGAGTGGATACAGCTTCATCGGGTTGTATCCAGTAGAGCTGGCATCAGGCTGTGGTAGGTGAAGACATCCGTTACCAGCAAGGGCCAACTGTCGGATCAGCTCAAAGAGCGTAACGCGGTAGCTGTTCGCCTCCATGAAGGACATCATGATTCGCTCGACCATGCCCAAGCCTTGGTCCACGATGGCGAGCTGTTCAGGGTCAGAGACCAACTGCTTGGCCTGCCACTCGGAAACCTTCAGCTTCATCCAGCTTTGCAGCGGGAACAGAGCGAGCATCACCTTGGCGGACAGGTTGTTCAATCCACGGGCACCCACTGCCTGCCACGGAGTCGTGTAGTCAGTCGAGGCGTTGTCAGAGGATTTAGGGAACAGCGAAGGGATTGTTACTTTTGCGCAGTTTTCAGCGCGGGTCTCGTAGGGAACACGGTCATTCTTTAGGCGGTCATAGACTGCTTTGGCCGATTCCTCTCCAAGCCCTGTGCGAGCCGTTGAGGCCATATGCGACCTCCTTTCAGATGTTCAGACCGGTCCCCGAGCTGCGAGCCACTGACAGACCACGTTTACCTTTGGCTTTCGCGGCGCGCTTTGCAGCTTCGCTATCGCTATCATCCTCGGTCGTTGTGTCCTCCTTCGGGGCTTCAACCTGTGCAGCCGCAGCAGGGGCCGGGGCGGCCACCGCAGCAGCAGCTACTGGCGCCTCTTCTTTTGGCTTCTCGTCGTCGCCACCGCCAAACAAGCCAGCAGGATCACCACCGGCCTTGCTGATTGTTTTGGTGACGTTCTTGAATGCTTTCTTAAAAAAACCCATAGGTCCTCCTTGCTAACTATCGTTTAAGGGCGCGTTTAATCGACGCATTTGGGGTCTTCTTCTTGGCTGTGATTCCTGTGTCCGTTGCGACCGATGCCGATTGCGTTCCATCGCCTTTTTCTTCTTTCTTGATCTTCAAGTCCTTGATGTCATCCGGGGTGTCCGACCCATCGCTATTACTGTCGTCACCGAACTCGACCCCCTTAGGGGCTTCTTCCATTACGGGAGCCGGGGCGGCGATGGTCGCTGGGTCAACTTTTTGCTGTTTGGCTTTGCTGCTGAAGCACATAGTGGCCTCCTATCAATCGTCATCGGTTGGGGTGTTCCGCTGCTCCTGCATCAGTTCGATAAGCTCCGTGACAGAGTTGAGTCCGTCGATGAAACCGAGGATGTACGCCTCTGAGAACCCAGCTCTACGAAGATCGTCGAGGGCACCAGTGCGAACCAGATAGGAAGCGTTGCAGCGGACGTTGAGGTATTGCGCTGAAGCGTTGGGAATATCAGGGATGTTTTCAGGATCACTGATTACCGCTTGAATATCGTTTAACAATCGCACCTCCATTTACTGGAGACGAAAAGGTCCCTTTAAGGAGAAGAAACTTTTAGTCTCCAATGGTTATAGTGGGGGGTTTTAAAGCTACGGCCAGACGACGGCAGCGACGAGAATGCTCAGCGTAATTAGCGAGCAGATGCCCTTTACGGTTTCCATAGGATTGGACTCTTGGCCTCATGGTCCCAGTCGGACCAACGGAGAATCCGAGCGACTTGGGCCTGCTGCAAAAGCTCCGCTTCAGTCATTCCTTTGGAGGCAGCCAGTGAGACCATGCAGTCCCACAACGTCTCCTCTTCGGTCGGCTCACGGGACGCCCAGAACTCGACCTCCTTGCCCTTGTTCGGCCCAGACTTCATCACCTTGGAGGTCTGATAGAAGAACTGTGGCGAGTCCAAAAACTCTTCAGCAGCCACCGGGCCCACACTGGGGATACCTGAGTAGCCGTCAGTCACGTCACCAATCAATGTCTGATACATGTGATAGCGGTCAGCTTCCTGCTCGGTGGTCCTGAGTAGCTTGTAAGGAGTCAGGTGCATGAACATGCCTGGCACCGTCTTGAAGTCCTTGTCGCAGCTCGCAGAGACCACAACGGTGCAGTCAGCGAGAGCGGGATTGGTCATCAAAATGCCGCACACGTCATCACCTTCCACGCCATCCCAGCGATACGAACGGTCTCCGTAATGCTGCATGCAGGACTCAACGAAGTCCGGGTAGCCTACTGGCTTACGCTTGCCCTTACGGTTCGCCTTGTAGGTCGGCAAGACCTCCTTACGGAAGTTGTTGTCACCCGAGATGATGCACAGCGGGACCATCTCAAAGGGCTTCTTGTTCTTCTTGCGGATGTCCGCTTCGATGTCCGCGAGGATCGACTTAACGGTCCCCCCGAGAATGCCCCGAGCTTTCGCGTGGTCGCATTCGAGGGTCCAAATGTCGTTCCCCCAATCCATCTCAGTTTCACTTCCGGACATCGCAGAGAAGATCAAGTAGTCCATGTCCAGCGCTACGCCGATACGAGCCGTCATACGGCACCTCCATGTTCTTGGAGGAACAGTTGACCAGCTGTCGTCAGCGACCAAACGCCCATGTTGCGGCCGTCAGTAGACACACAAGAAATATGACCTCGGGAGGCAGCTTCGGAGACCCCGTGAGCGTTCTTGCGGTAGAAGTCAGATTGAAAGGTGCGGGCTTCCTTTTTGATGGCGTAAAGCATCCGAATGTATTCACCCATCAGGCCACCACTTGAGGTTCGACAGGCGTGCAGCCCGCACGAGCAACCTTGATGCACGTTTCGTTGTGGATGCACTTGGAACAGTCGGCCAGCATGGTGGTTTGCACCGGCCCTAAACGGGTCACATTGAGTTCTTTGGTTTCGCGGATCAGGTCTTCACGGAGGCCGTTCTTAAATGCTTCGCGAGTGAGGAACAGGACAAGTCCCTCATCATCCATCGACAGCGCCATATCGAGCAGCTTCAGGCCAGCCTTGGCCGTAGCCTTCTTCTTCGGGTCCTTGATGTGCGTGATGTATTCCTTGCCGGTTTTCACGTTGGATTCCAGCTCAGCGCGCAACTCGGCGACTTGTTCAGTTGAGTAAACGACGCGAGTGGTGAAGGTGTGTTGTAGATTCAGAGTGATTGCCATATGGCCTCCATAAAGAAGGCCCCGAAGGGCCTGATTGATTTCTTAGTGACATTCGCGCCAAGTCGGCCCGATCTTCCCTTCTGTATCGAGGACACAGCGGAACTCGAAGGACTCGCCTACGTTGCGAATGGCTTGTTGTGCAGCGGCCACGCAGATTTCCCCAATCGCTTGGGTGCGAGCTGCAATTTGGAGTTCGTCGTGGACCCACGCCATGAAGCAGAAGTCGCCGTCCCATCCGTGGACAAGGCCGTGGTCTTCCATGAGGAGCCTTTCGGTTTCCACTACCCACGCCTTGCAGATGAGCGCACCGGCAGACTGGAGCAGCGTGTTGAGTGCTGAGTGAGGCGAACGGACGTGAATCTTTCGGCCATCAAGGCCTTTGATCCAACGGCGCTTCCACTTGATGTCAAACTTCTTGAGTGCTTGGTTCCACTTTTGGTCAGCGATCAGGCTGCCCTCAAGGGCTTCACGCAGGGACTTAATGACCGGCGTACCTTCCAAGAAGGCTTTCTTCAGCTCCTTGCCACGCTTCGCCCCGCCGCCAACGATTGACCCGATCTTGGCGTCACCAGCTCCATAGAGGAACGCATAGATGAACGTCTTGGCCATGTCGCGCCATCGGTCGTGCTCGTGGTTCGCCTTGTCCCTAACGAGTGCCTGACAGATACCAGCAGCCACACCGTTGGCCCAATGAACGTCACCGTTAAGGACCTGATCGGCATAAGCGCCTTCGTCATACTTGGCACCGAAGTGACCAAGGCAACGCAGCTCAAGACCACTCGCGTCAACACCAACTTGGACGCAGTTTTCCCAGCCTTTAAATCTCTTACGGGCGAACACGGCGCCAAACAAAGCGCGACATTCAGGCCCATAAGGACTCTTTGCGCTGGGCACTTGGCCCATGTTCGGATAGCTGTGAGTGGCTCGCCCGGTGACTGCCCCGTTAGGGTTGATCGAACCGTGCATAGAGCCGTCTGAATGGACCAAACGCATCCAAGCGTTATCACCCTCAGCCAACATCCCGATTCTCTTTTGGATCATCAGGTAGTCACGAACCAGAGCGATGCACGCCTGAGCGTTGGGGTCATCGACGGTTACGCCTTCAAGGGTCTCGTCGTCGACCTTTGGGGCGCCCTTATCGGTGAACTCAGTTGGTTCCCAACCGGCCTCTTTGAGGACCTTGATGAGATGCTGACCGGATGCAGGGTTGAACGTGACGAACTCGACCGGCGTATACGGAGCACCCACGAAGGTTTCCCGTGTGTCCCGCGTCTTGCCGTTCTTCAGGAATATGCCGCCGACCTTCGGATACTTGACCCGTGGCATAGGGCGACCGTCAGACCACTTTTCGAGTGGCTTGCCGTTCTTCGGATTGATGAATAGCTCGGTTCCGCCCTTGGGTTGATACCAAGAGCCGAACGTCTGGATGAGCTTGACCAAGAGGTCAGAGCGTTGCCCTGCAAGGTCCGCATAGAGCCGCTCGGCCCCGTCAGAGTCGAACGGGAAGCCATTGCGCTCCATCTGAGCCAAGGCCCATGCGGTGTCATGCTCAAGGTGAACTGCACGGATGGATTGCATCCAATGCTTACCATTCGGAGCCAGACCAGACGGGAAGTAGTACGGATCGGACATCAGCTTTGTTACGAGCTTCGTCGTCACTACAACGTCCTGGACGCAATAGTCCTGCATGGCTTGTGACCAGTTGAGCCACTCCATACCCTTCACATAAGTCGTGCCATCGGCCAGACACTGAGCCTTGAAGTCGGTCGTGTACTCGCCCTTCATCTCACCCAGTCGATAGCCCCAAGCTTCCAACGCGTGGGAGCCAAAGCGATTGCCGGGGAGTTTCCCTGTTCGGAGAAGGCCCCCGTCTGTGTCTCGAAGGTTTGCGTGAATCAGGCGGGACAGGACAAGGGTGTCCATGACTTTCTTGCGGGGGATGTTCAGGCGCTTGCCGAAGTATTGGCGCTTCAGCTTGTCGAGGACTGGTATGTCGTACTTGATCCCGTTGTGGAACACGAGGAGACCATCAGGCTTTGCTGCTTCGGCTTCAAGTTGCGCGATATACGCCTTGAGGTCGTTAGGGCCGTACTCGAAGACCTCGCCTGTGAAGTAATCCTTGCTGACACCACAGTGGAACTTGCTGACATCCTCTAACAGACCATCCGTTTCGATGTCAGAAGTCAGCATCAGGCTTCACCTTGATGCAGCTCAGGGGTAGCCATAGGCCTTGCCGACCACCTTGGGCGGGCACTTCAAAATGAACAGCCCAACCCGTGAAGCCTTTCAGCCTCTTGGACTTTTCAGAGCCCTCAACGATCCACTCCGAGGACACCACCGTGAAGACCATGCGGCGGTACATGTATGCGTGCAGGTAATGCCCCGCTGGCAGAGCGATCACATGAAAGTGAGCACCATCACGTATCGGGCTTTTGCGTTCTTGAGGCGGCGTAAGGAGTTCTTGAACCTGCTCCTTGAACAGCTCCAACTCGCTCTTAGCTGGGGCAACCCAGAAGGTTGGCGCGCCCGCTTCTTGTTCATAGCGATAGCCCAGCGATTCCAGCAGCGTTACAGCCAGTTCACCTTTACGCAGGTGTGCTCGTACTTTTTGATTGTCCACAGTGAATCCTCCAAAGGAATTGGTGACGGGTTGGGTGTTTGAATTAAGGTTGAACGAAGGGTCCCCAGAACGGAGACCCTTGAGTCACTCTTAGATCAGAGCGGAAACTTTGCGGGCCTCTTCGGCCAGCTTGTTGGACGCGGCAAGAGCAGCCTCAGCGGCAGTCTGTGCATTGCGAGCAAAGGTGAGCTGCTTTTGATGCTCGTGGGCTTGCTTGCCCGCCGCAGCTTTCAGAGCAGCAGCCAGTTTCACCAGGGCGAATTTGTACAGTTTGATAATGGTCATGTGAGTCTCCTTAAAAGTCGTTAGTGGTTGCTGGCTCTTCCTCTTCGCCTACCCAGCCGGTCTCACCTTCAGGTGTCCAGCCGTCAGGCGTTTCGTCGAGCCATCCAGTTTCTTTGTTGTAAATGAGGTAACCAGCTACGCCAGTGTCCCCAGTGAAGCGGCACTTCAAGACCCGGATCGTGACCACGTTGGGGAAGTCCCCTTGCTGGTTTCGCTCCATGGCTATGATGGTGTCGCTGAGTTGACGCAGAGACCCAGAGCCACGCAGGTCCGTGATGGAGACCTGACGGCCTTCTTCGTGGGCTTTGCCTTTCTCGGGGTTCTTCAGGTGGCAGATAACGACCATGAGGATGTCGTTGGTCTTGGCGAAGGTCTTCAGCTTGGTCATGAGGCGGTCGATGGTTTTGCGCTCATCGCCGTTGTCATCCATGCCTGAAACCACAATCGAGATGTGGTCCAGCACGATCACCTTGCAGCCCTGCCCCTTCACCATGTAGTGCAGCTTCGACATCAAGCGGTCTTCTACGGATTCCGCGAAAGAGTCATAGAGGAACAGCTTGTCCGTCTCGAAGATGGCGTCGAAGGCCGCATCGAACTCCTCTTCAGTCGTACCATCAGGGTTCTGGCGATAACGACGGCGAAGGTGCAAGCCCACGAGGTCCTCAACGGTTTCCTCAACGGACTCTTCCAACATCGCAACACCGACCTCAAGGCCGTGCGTTTGGAACCAGTTGTAGACGTTCTGCCTGACGAAGGTTGATTTGCCCATGCCTGAGCCAGAGGTCACCATAAGCAGTTCGCCGGCTCGGGAATCCTTGGTCATACGCCGAAGCTCGGCAGGTCCCGCCAGTGGAATCCGAGGGATGTCCTGCTTGTTCTTGATGCGGTCCTTCAAGGACTTCGCTGAGACCACGCCGTCAGGGACGAATGGGGCAGCGTTCCACATGGCATCCATCACGGCTTTGGCCTGGCCGTTCATGACGCACTCATTCGGGTCCTTCATGGGCAACACGGCAATTTTTACTTTGCCAGCCGGAAGAACCTCAGCCGCATCCATTGCAGCCGCCCGGCCAACGTCATCCATGTCGAACATGAGGATGATTTCGTCGAACGTATCGAGGTATTCGTAGTTTTTCGCGCAGGCTTTACGAGCGCTCGGGGCACCAGTAGGCAGCGACACAACGGGATACTTCCCGCCCTGCAACTGAGCCACTGTGAGGCAATCAATCTCGCCTTCCGTGATGATGATCTTCTTGCCACCCGACCACAGATGCTTACCGAAAAGGCAGTCAGCACCGTGCTTGCCGGTAGACGAAAAGTTCTTGTCAGCGTCTCGGATCTTCTGGCCGACCAAGTTCCCGTGTTCGTCACGGTAGTCAGCAACCTGAATGTTCTTCCCGCTGTGGGTCTTGCCTACCCAGTATCCGTACTGTTTGCAGATGGCCTGCTGTAGCCCCCGCTTAGGCAAGTCCTGAAAGCGTCCTTGATGGTCCAGCATCGACATGGTGCCATCGGCGCGCTTGGTGTTAGCTCGGGTACTGTGACCCTCTGCACCATCTCCCTGAGTGCGGTGCTGGCACACAAAACAATACGTGTGACCGTCCGAATACGTAGCCATGCCATCGCTGGATGAACACTCATCTACGTTCGTGCAGGGTCCCTTGTGCAGCAGCTCGCTTTCGGGGTAATCAGTAGAGTCCATCAGGACCACCCACAGGCGCCTCTAAGGACTCCCCGGTAGCCCGTCGCCACGCAAGGTCAAACCACTTCTCCTCCATCTTGGCCGCACGCTGACCACGAGCGTCTTCACGCAGGCGGACCAGATTGGACCAATGTTGGTCACCCATGAAGCGCACATAGGCCGCTTCGATCCCCCGGTGAATCCCAACGATGGCGAACTGGTTCAGGTTGTAATCGAACTTTTGGATTGCCTCAGACACGCAGTCGGTGTCGTACAGAATCACGTCGATGTCAGACCCTTCGATCTTCCAGACGCCTGCCAGACGGTCCGAATCGGAGCCTGTGTGGTACTTGGGGAATTTCTTGAAGTCGAGCGCAGCACCTTCGAGAACCTCAGTGACTTTCTCGTGGCCGACGCCAGCGCAAATTACATCGACATCTTTAGGAGCAACTCCAAAGAAGATGTCACGAGCGGCACCACCAGCGATGATTGCTGAGATGCCGTGAGAGTGAAGCAGTTGAACGATATCGAAAGCCCCTTGTAAAGTTGCCCGATTAACAGACATAGATAATCCTCCTAACTTAAGAGGTGAAATTGCTGTAAAAGCGAGCCCGAAGGCCCGCCTAACAGTTGCTTGGTGTTATGCCGGAGTTCGCTTATATGCCCATTGGGCTACATCGAAAGACGGACAGGCTTTACCTGCATCAAGGTCTCTGTGACCTTTCAGAGTTACGCCGGGATAGAGCGGAACAATGGTTTCCCAGACCAGAAGGTCCAAAGCTTTCCATTGAGCATCTGTGAAGTTGTCTTGAGGCTTGCCCCCATCGTCGATACCGCCAACCATGCAGACCCCCAGAGAGTCGGAGTTGTGACCTTTAACATGGGACCCAACTACATCATGAGGACGGCCTGTTTCGACAGTGCCATCGCGTCGAATAATGTAGTGGTAGCCAACATCAAGCCACCCTTGTTGCACATGCCATTGGCGAATCTCGCGCAGACCAATATCCATAGAAGGTTTGGTCGCCGCACAATGGATAACGAGTAGGTTAGTTGCTGCCCTCTTGTTGAATTGAACACGAGCCATACTTACGCTCCTTTTTCTTTCAGAATCCCCTCAGGTATCTGCTTCTTCTTCTCCTTCATCCAAGTCAATGGGACTAACTTGTCTGCGAATTGAATACCATGTTTCTCACACCACGCCCCATAAGTCGTAGGTGAACCTTTGTAGAGCTTGGCCCTGCTCGATGAGAAGACCAGACGGATATCAAGCTCGGGATACTGCTCACGTAACAGCAAGTGTTTCTTGCGGTCGTCAACTTCCCATATCCCCTTACACTCAATGATTATTCCGTTACCCAGAATGAAGTCCGGTAGGTACTTAGCGGTTCTGGCGGGGATCGTGTAGTTAATCCAATGTTGCTCAAAGGTGTAGGGGATACCGTGCTTGTCCATCAGTTCGCTGTTCTTCTCTTCCAGACCCGAACGGAAGGCCGCTTGAGGAGCCCTCCGAGGTCCGGCGTAGCGACCGAAAGCGGCCACTATTAGAAATCGCCGGAATCGTCATCCGGAATTGCTTCGCCCGCATGGCCTTGGTTCTGCTCTTCCTCAGACCAGCCTTGTTCGGCGCTTGGGGCTTCGTAACCACCATCTTCAGCTTCTTCTGCCCAGTCGCCTTCATCAGAGTTGAACTCCTTCAGAGTGATGAGCATGACGCTGTCAATTTGCAGCTTCACGGACGCACCGGCCACGTTGGACCAGCCATAAGGGAACAGCGAGAAACGGACCTTCAGTTCAGAACCGCCAGAGATGGCCGGGACGTTCTCGATGCGCTTGCCCTTGGCGTCAACGACCTTGAGGACCAGCGGCTTAGACTCTTGGGTCTTGCTGTCGATGTACGACGCATAGCCCTTAATCTTGAAGGTTACAGTGCCGTCATCATTCTCGAAGAACGGCATGTCGCCCTCGTAGGGTTCCAGCAACTTCTTGCCTTTTTGCAACTTGGCGCGCAAAGCAGGCTCGTCTTTCTCGAACTGCTTCACCAGTGCCGCATAGTTGGCTTCATGAGCCTTAACGATCTTGTCGATAATCGGCTGAGCCTCAGCGGACGAGCAAGTAATGTTCACCTTGTATTCGCCACGAGGATTGCCGAAGCCCTTTTCAGGATTGCCGTAGTCCGGCTTTTGAATCGAGCAGTACGGCTCAGCGATACCTTTCGGAGTGAAGAGAAATTCTTTACGTGGACCTGCCATTTAGTTATGCCTCCTTGTCAAATTCAGGACGCAGAAATCCACCGAGAGAAACATAATCTCGGGATGGTCTGCTTTAAGTGGGGGTTTTTATATAATCAGCGAAAGCTTGGTTGAATAACCTTGCGGGATTCGCTTTGGAGTTCTTCACGACTAATAGCCATGGAAACTTCTTGTGCGGCCGACTTGCGGACCGAACGAAACACGGAGTAGACAACGTGAATAAAGTGGTCCTTTAGGAAGGACTTCTTAAAACGCCATACATCGTGTTTGAAATGGGCGTAGCTCTCAGTAACAGGGACTTGATTTGCCGCAAGCTCTAACAACGTTAATTCGACCAGCTCCTGTTGCTTCACGGTCATTAAGCGTTCGTAGAGAACACCTGCAAGTCCAGACTGCCGGACATGGCTGTAGTTATTAAGGTGCAGGAAGCCATCAGGCTTGGCCCGACCATTGCCTTGGGCGCGATTCAAAGGGTCACCTCGAAGCGGTCCACGTTAGGAGCAATTACAGGCCGAATGCGAGTTACTTGCGCTTGCGTAAACATGGTTTCGGTTTGAGCCCATGCAGCGTCCAGGCTAACCGCATAGACAGTTACTTCGTCTACATGGTCGTCAATCTGCACGGTGGCCTTAAAGGTCTTCTTTGCGTTTTCCATTAATTGATAACTCCTTGTTCTTTGAGTTGGTCGAGCATTGCCCACGGCTCGCCCAGTCGATTCACTACAAGAGCGTCGAAGGGGTGCGCCATGAGGGAGATGTCAGAGATGTGGTAGGACTGATCGTCAACGCCGGAGATAAACCAGTCGCGGACAATCCGAACGGTGCGCACTTTTGGGATACTCCAAGAGAACGCATGCGGGTTTGGTTGCTTGGTATGCGAGCCTTTCGTTAGGCCTGAATACTCGTTAGGCATCCGCATATCAGTAACGACAACGTGGTCATAACGACCGTCTTCGAGAGCTGCGCACACTTGCTGCATTCCCAAGTCGAGCCACACATTGGGCTTACCGAGGTACTCCCGGTGGTATTGGGTACCGAAGGTCTGCAAGTGCCACCGTAAAGAACGTGGATTTGTCCACTCTCTTACATTCCCTAAAGCCCAGTATTTGTAGGGACTGTCAGGGAGCTGCGCGATGCTTAGAAGGGGGATCGCTTCGTCCTTCTGCGAGGTGTGCATCCGGCGCTGTAACTCGGTGGCGTAGTTTCCGGGGCCACCAGCGATAGCGAGAGCGCACATCTCTTTCAAGACATCCGCGAAGGCAACTCGAAAGACCTTACGGCCCTCGGACTCCAGGAGGCCAATGAGCGTGTCCTTACCGGACTTTCCACGGATGCTGTTTAAGGCCAGCAAGTCAGTCATTCACGACCTCCTTAATGACCCGCCAGACCAACGCACAGCGAGGCCACTTGCCGGTGTAAGACGTGAGCTTCACTCGGCCCAACTTGCGGGCGTTCGCACAGGTCCCCTTGGTCACGATGAAGGTGTCCCCGTCAGTCGCGTCCTTGAGAACCTTGTTGTATGGCTTCAGGGCTACGTGGTTGATGGCCCGATTGATGCGGACCGTATAGGCCAGCGCTTTAACGCCTTTGTTGTGGTGCAGGAATGTTTCGGCCACGCGGGGACCTCCTTTGGGTAGGTGATTTGGGTGTGCTTTAAGTGGGGGGTTTTAAAACTCAGGCACGAAAAAGCCCCACCGGATTTCTCCGATGAGGCTCTTAGGGTTGGGCGTTATGCGTATGGTTCGAGCTTGCGGTGGACCTCTTTGATTTCAGCGCGAAGCTCTCGGATGGACTTTTGTAGTTCCGTGATTCGCTCAGCTTGAGAGCGGTTGGTGCGCAAGGTCTGCTCGTAGTTGCGAAACATCTCCACCAATGACTTGAGGTGTGGGTTCTTCTCGTGACGGTTCATGTAGTCGGTCGAGGCGCAGTACCTCTCAGGATTCCTCAGGACATCATCGAGGGTCTCAGCGAACTCCTTGGTGAACAGGTTGCGGCGGTTCTGCTCACGGCCATCGGCCTGCTCTTGAGCTTTCTTCTCGAACTCCTTTTCGGCCTTCTCGCGGTCCTCTTTGTAGCCTTGACGACCACGGGCGATCATCGGGATAACGAAGAAGGCAGCAGCCCCCAGAGCAACAACAGAAACGACACCAATAAGAATGGACATTGAGTTACTCCTTGATGAGTGGGGACGAGATGCCACGGAAAGAGTCGAACGATGGGTGCCTTAAAGACCCGTCCGGGTAGCGCTCCATAAAGGTGACCTTCACGGTGTGGCCGAGGTACGGGTTGCCGTATTGAAAAGAAGGCCCCACTTGGAAATCCGTATCGGCCATCACAGCGGAAGTGAACTCCTCCATAAGCGCCTTGCTGATTTTGCAGGCGTTAACCACATGGCCGGACTCAAGGAGAACCTCGAAGCCGATCACCTTGCCCTCATTAGCCAGGCCTTCGGAGCCCCACACCAAACCCACAACCTTTCCATCCTCGTTGTCGTTCGGGGTCATCTTCCACATACCGGTTTGCTTCGAGCGCTTCCAGACACCGTTAGGGTCTTTCAGCACCAGCCCTTCAAGCCTCCGCTCACGGACTGCGCCATAGAAAGTCTCGACTTCGATCATGCTGAAGCAATCGAGAGACTCAACGACCGACCACGCGATTTCAGGGAAGCGCTCTTGGAGCAACTTCACTTGGTACTCAGCGTGGTACTTCATGACACTGTGGGTCACGTCGTAGGTCTCACCGGACCGAATTACAGACATCGGGACAATGCCGAAAACGATCACTTTCAGACGGCTCAGGTCGATGCTTTTATGACGGCGCAAAGTCCCAGCGATGTCCTTGCAGGGCAAGTCGTCAATGCGTAGTTCCGCATCCAACATGAAGCCTTCAGGAAACAGTGCCTCGTCGGTCTCAAAGAACTCGGACCAGCGATTATCAAAGTCCAAAGGCTGCGCCATGTTGTTGCTCAGGAAAGCAGGAAAATGCTTACCTTCCCGAGACAGCCAGTCAGTAGCCCACTCCCCTGTTACATCGGGGCGAACACAGAGGTTCAAACGGACCCCATCTTCTTTAACGTCAGCAATCAAATAGGTCTCTTCGAGAACCTTAGCGACTGCCTTTTCGTTGAAGTCCACAGGACGATGTGGGTTAGTTACGATGATTACTTCTTGAGTCGCCATTATTTAGCTTCCTTGCTGAGAAGTTGAACTTTCATGATCGTGTTGGCAATGGCACGTTTTACTTTCATCTCAACGGTGTCATTCAGGAACTTTGCAAACTGCTCACAGCGGTCAGAGTCGTTCTTGGCTGTAATAAACCGAAGGGAACGAAGTTCGCGCTTATCGACAAGCTGTGTCTGGGGGACACCCTCCACACCTTGAACAGTTATTACTGTGTCGAAGCGGAAAGTTTTCTTGTCGAGCTTTGAGTGCGAAGTGCGGACGGTAATCTGGCTCATTCTGCCGACTCCCAGTTGTGGCGGGCCTGACGCTGCACTTTGTTCAACTTGCCGCGACGGCTCCGTACAGCTTCCATCTCTTCTTCTGGACGGCGCTTAGAGGTGCGGGCATTGCGTTGAACTGCTTGAGTGGACTGCATCGAAAAAACTCCTGAAATAGGGAAAGGTTGGTTGTGCTTTTAGTGGGGGTTTTTAAATTTCAGGCACTAAAAAGCCTCACGAGACGGTTAATCTCAGTGAGGCTCTGTTGTGCTTTTAGTGGGGGTTTTTATTAGGCGAACGCAAATTCGCTTTCCAGAATCTTGGTGATGTCCAAGGTTCCTTTGGTTGGCAGAGGTGGCATTTTCTCCAGTTGGGATTCGTGTAGCTGCTCCATGAATTGCTCACGGAAGTCATCGAGAACATCGTTTTCGGTGTACGTCTCGACCATCGTTTCCCGAACTGCCTTGAACATCTTCCCGGCCTTCGCTGGGATGGTTCCAAAGCTGTCATGGATCAACGCGAAGAACTCCACGCCGTAGCACTCAGAAGCCTTAACGACCGTCTTGCGGAGGTGAGACCCATCTTGGCTGTGCACGAAGTTCGGAGAGATACCCGATTCCTGCTTAGGCCCGTCGATGATGTCCGAGTCCTTAATGTTGACCGTGGAGCGCAGACGAATAGTCCCAAGGAACATCAGCTCAACTCGACGCTGAATGGGCTTCATGTACTCCTGCCACACAGGGAAACCATCAGGGGTCACCCAATACACAGGCATGCACGGCTTCAGGATTTCCGGCTCAGGGTTCTTCTTGGTCTTCTTGGTCGCAGTAACCTCAGTAGCCAACAGTTTTGCCGCTTTCTGTAGCCACAACATCGCCTCAACGGCCTTCACCACGACCACACTCACAGAGTCCCAAATCATGTTGGCCATATAGCGCGCGCACTGCTGTGCATCCGGGAACCACTGAGCGCCGTCGCCTTCGTCAATTGCTGGCTGAATGATGTCGTCGCGGACCTGATCGGTGAACCCGAAGGCCTTTGAGCCGTAAGCCAGTGTCATCACGGAACGCTTAGTCACCTTGCGACTGATCCCGTACCCCATCCAGCCCTGTGCAAGGGTCCGAGTCCCCAAAACGCGGCGCTCGGTAATCTCACCGGTCTTCTCGTTTGTGATGAGCTGCACGCTGTCTTCAGTGCCTTCGATCAGGTCCTTTTTGACCTTCTCAATGACTTCCTCAGCAACCAACCGATAGATGTCCTGCACTTCGTCAGAAGGCAGCAGGTTCACCGCACGACCGCCCCGCTCGTCTCGCAGCATTGCCGAGAAGTGCTGAATCCCCGAGCACGAACCATCAAAGGCAATCGGTAGAGCTGATTCCCAGAGTTCGCCATGTTCGACTACGCCAGCCCACTCGAAGCAGAACGCCAAGAAGCAGAACGGGGAATCCATCTTGGTCCATTCAGACTGGCCCAGCGGGTCGCGAGCAATCTCAAGGATTAACTCCTCATTGTCCTCAACCCACTTCTTGCGCTGGCTGAAATCAACCTTGTCGACGCCTGCACAGTTGGCCCCGTGAATCTTGAGCCACTCGATACCGTCCTTGCCTACAGGCTCCGCAACGGAAGCCATGAGCATCCCCTTGGTCATATCGTTGCCCTGGGGATTGAACGACGGGATTGCGTAAACACGGCCACGCCAATCGAGGTTGTACGGAAAGTAAATCGCCTCGTAATCAGCGAACTTCTCGGCCTGCTCAATGATGAACTCGTAGGACAGGCGACGGCTCACACGGGCACGGTCACGGCGATAGACACCGGCTGCTTCTTTCTTCCAAGCCTTCAGAACCATAGGGTCTTCCCCGATGCCGTCTGGCTGGATTGGCAGTTCCTCACGGTCAGCCGTTGGAAACTTGTCGATAGGGACGTGTTTCCACTTCATGATCGCTTTGGCTACTTCGAGAACCTTTGTGTTGACCTTCCAAGCTGAAGCCTGAGCGATGTTGACGGCCTTGTAGACCTCAGGCATCGACACATCACGGTAACGCTGAAGGGCACGCTTCGACCGCACGCGAATCAACGGGATAGGCTTGCGCCCTTTGGCCCAGTAGCCCCCGCCAATCATCTTGGTCCACTCCTTCGGCGGGACGATCATTGGTTGATGTCGTGGGGTGATCCCAGCCAGACAGAAGGCCCTGTTGCACAGCTTGTCAGCCCATTCCTGAGTCAGGTAGATGAACTCACCATCAAGCTTCACGTTGCCAGCGTTCTCACGCTTCATCTCGACCAACTGAGTGGACTCAATGAGCAGCTCTATCAGGCGGATGCCCATGTGGAACGCCACGTCATTATCAACGGAGTCCCATGAGGTCCACGACGACTCAATCTCATTAGCTTCCTGCATATGCGCCTCAACCTTCTCAAGGAATTTGACCTTGTAGGTATGGCCGTTGCGCTTGTTGAGAGCCTTGCGGATGTTCTTGTTGAAGTGCTCCGCTTCCTGTTCACGGATACGACCAAAGCGGGCTTCCTCCTCCAGGCCACGGCCAAGAGCTACAGCCAAACTCTGTACGCTTTGAGGGCCTTTCTTTGCCACGGTGTTCAGCACGGTTTTCACGGTGATAGCCGCTACGTTCTCCGACTTAACCATCTGGAAGAACTGAAGTCCCACATGCTTACGGCGAACCTTCGTTACTTGGTTTTCAACCCATTTATCAAAGGCGGACATCATCATAGGAACAAGGGAGGTCAGGACGTGCTTTGCGGTGGCGTTGTCAGCAAATTCACCACGATCAATCTGGCGCTCAAGTGCTTTATGGAAACGCTCTTCACCCAACGTGTACGCTTCGTGCTCCAAGGCAAGTTGTGTGGCTGCAAGTTCAGGGCCGTACATTCCCGAAAGAGTTTCGAAGGCCCATGATGCTTTGTCTTTAATATCGCTGAAGTCGTGTTTAGTTGGTTGAATCTGGCTTTCTGCGGACATGCGAATCCCTTAGAGGCCTTTACGGCCTCCAACTAATTAGTTAGGTGTTTTGCTGAATCGAGAGCGCAGAGACCCGCAAAGAGGACTTAAAGAAGTCTCTAAGGGTTAAGGCTCATAGAGGGACAGCGGTTTTAGTGGGGGTTTTTAAACCAGCGGGATGGGATCAGATAGAAACAGCCTCGATGCGACCAGTGATGTCAGTGATTAGGTAGGTGAACTCTTTAAACTCGGGAGTCCCATGTGGGCCAACTCCATTAATCTCTTCGCTCTCTTGGGTAATCGTGAGGAAATTCGACGACATATCGAACCAGAGCCCTGTCACATAACGACCGCAAGGCCCTACTCCCAAGTTGAACTCACAGCGTTCGATACGCGACACGAAGGAACTATCGCGCTCGCTGTAACGGGGAATTGCTGCTAAGAAACGAAGTTTACTTACAGGCTTGCCAAATGATGGCGCTGTGCTACTCTTTGTTTTCGTGCTCGTTTGTTCCGCCCTTAGCTGGGTGTTGTACGGGTCCGTCTTGATGTAATCCCCAGTGCTAAAAAAATCCCTCATTTAACTTCGCTCCAATGAACCAACAAGTTTCTCTCTCCTGCCATAACTGGCATTCCATAGTGCCGATTAGCTTTCCCGTTAAAGAACATCCCGTGACCCACAGGCAACTGGGGGACCAAGACGTTTTCGGTAAAAGGTCCTGTGTGAACTAAAGTACCGCCGCCCTCGTGAGTTGCTGTTAGAGCAACCACCAGAGTTACGTCCGAGTCCTTATCGTTGTGCCAGTGACCACGCGGAGTGTTCTCGGTGGTGTATTGCGCTGCCTGGATGGTCTTAATGACGCTTGGGTCTTGGCCCATCAGAACCTTCGCCAAGGGAATCCCCGCGTTGGCCCAAAGGCTGTACAGGCAGTCAAACAACGGGCGGCACTCCGTCAGAAAGGTGACTTCAGGAATCTGCGCCTCTACCGGCTCCTCCTCGTTCACGCTGTACTCCATGCAATCCAGCTCAAGCATGAGGTCCTTGCAGAACGCCTCAGAGAGGTACGGGAAGGAGTAGATGCCGTGCCCGTAATGGGTGACGACCTTCAACGCCTTGGCCCAGTCAGACGACTCTGACATGACGCTAATGTCCAATGGACTGACGGCTTCTGCGTATTCCGCCATTTCCTTGATGATGTCGAGAACGTCGCGAAGGTCCTTGTGGTACTTGTCGAGCGAAGAGAAGGCTGTGATGGCCTTGCTCAGTACGTGGTTTTGTCCGTGGGTCATTTGTTCCTCTACCAATCTATCCGGCTTCAGCCAGAACACTGTATGGATGTACATGTTAATGCATTTACGCATGGGAATATGCACTTATGCATAATTTCCGTGAAACGGTCAGCTCACCGAGAGCCGGAAACCCTTTAGCGGAAATCCCAGCCAGTTACAGGCGCGCTGAAAAAATGTTGAGGCTTTGCGTTTTGCTTCCGCTTCGCGTGCGTCCAGGAGGATGTCCAATGGATGCGCTGGCAGACGGTACAGAGCGGCATTGAGACCAGAGAACTCACGCTCATCAGCACGCGACCAGTGAAACAGCGCCGCTTTCAGAAGGTGGTGACCGACCTCCTGCATGGTGTCCGTGAGGAACTGGAAATAGAGGCGGTTGTTGTCGTCCCGCTTGATGTCAACACGCAGCCACTGACGGCCACGGCGATTCATAACGTACTGCGCAAGGCCGGTCTGTAAGGCGTCCTGCATGGCTGCGAGGATGTTGTTGGCCACTGTGGCGCTGGTGAAGTTGGTCAGGTTGTAGGTGGTCATAAGCTTGAAACTCCGGTTTGAGGGGCACTCGTTGAGGCCCCGTTGCGCTCTTTAAAGGTGGCTGTGGCTTACTGAGTTATTTGCAGAGTTCACGTGGGAGAAAAACGTGGGCCATGGAGCCATCTGGCAGCGACCCCATCACGGTCTTTGGGTAGCCGATCCAGAGCAGTTTTGCTTTGAGAGCCTCACAGGCCGCTTCGTGGTTTGAATCGCTGGATAAGCCGTGGTCCCACGAAACAGTCACACCCTTGGTGTCTGTCAGGCAGGATGCTTTGATACGGGAAGCCTTGGTGGTTGTTGGGCCGATGTACTTGGTGATGATTGCTTGCATGGTTTGATCCTCGATACACGCTCAAAACGTGTTTATCTAAAAGTAGCGAGCCGGTGACCGCGCTGTGTGAGCCGTCAATGTACGCACCAAATGCGTTTACGTCAACACACAATATGCGTTTATCTGCGCAAAAGAAAATCCGGCCAATCCATAAGGGACCGACCGGATTCTTGGAATCGTCTTTTAGTGGGGGTTTTTAAACGAGTGGGTGCTTCTTAATAGCATCCAACAGCACTTGTCGGGTTTCCTCACGAGAAACCTTTAGGGCCAAGGCGAGGCACAGCCAGGAGCCAAAGCGCACTGCTACTTGGCTGCGATTCTGAGAGTCCGTGTAGTTGTACTCTTCGACCACAACTGCACCAGAGGATACGACCCACTGCCTGCCCTTGCGGGTCAGTATGCCGCCGCGCAACAGTTCCTCCATGCCTTTTAAGACAGTTCGCAAGATGTCCGAATGGGTACGCACAGGCGCCAGTTCGTGCAGCCGCTCGGAGGTCATGTGGAGTTCTGGCTGTATGAGTTGCATGTCTTCAAAATCCTAATAAGGCCGTCACTCTTGGGAAAGCTTGAACAAGCTTAACGACCCCGTAGAGGACTGCGGCACTGAGGACCCATGCGGCAACTGTAAGTGCTCTATCCATGGGTCACTCTTCGTGCAATGTGAATGCTTGGGCAGTACCACCCAGCACGTACCAACAATTTCGATTAAGGCCTGACTCTTTAGAAATCTTCACGGCGGTGATGCCATCTGCGCCTTGTGCGTATGCGGCAATCTTCAGGTCAGTTAAGACGGCAGCCTCAGTAGGCGCCTCCTCCACAAAACTCCTGTGGCATCTCCCCGCTGATACCTCATTCACCACTTGGGCTCCTGTAGGTAAAGCGTCGTAGACCTTAACGGTTCGGACTGCCTCTCTCTGATCCTTCAAGCTTGCATATGATTGCTCATTGCCGACTTGGAGATTCGAGGAGTGGCTACCGCATCCAAATAGAGAGCCAATTAGCACAGCAAGGCCGACAGCATAAAAACGCATCCGTGAAGCTCCCTAAGTAGAAAGCCTCCGATGATATCAGTCAGCTCTCTGTAAGAGCATCCCGAAGAGCCTCAGCTAAGCGTGCCACTTGTACCGCCCTCCCCGATCCGTAGAGGTCAAAAGTGATAGACCCAGAGCTATGGCCAAGAATCTCCTGAGCGATCCCCAGAGGTATGGCTTTGCGCTTCAGGGCTCCTCCAAGGTGGTGACGCAAGGAGTGGAAAGACTGGCCTGTACCTGCCTCTGTACCGAGAACATCGCGGATCAACTGATTGAGCAGCATGGTGAAGCCACTTGAAGACATCTTGAAGAGTCTCCCATCTGCTGCCTTGGCGAAGGCCTTAAAGCCCTCTACGTCCAGCCCGTAGGCAGCTACGACAGGAACCACGCGAATACTGTATTTGTTCTTAATGGTCTTATCGTTGTTGGTGTTTATGTCCATTACTAACCGGCCCTCAATGTCCTTGAGGTCCTCAGTGGTCAACTGATAAATCTCCCCAATGCGAGCACCCGTCACCACACCGAGACTCAAGGCCCAACGCTGCCACGACGACTCTGGTAGCTTGTTCACATGAGCCATCAAGGCCGCTACTTGCTCCGAGGAGAACGCCTCACGCTCACTCTCAGAGCCCTTACGGATTAGTAGGCCCTTATCAAAGGTTTTGTTTAGGTAGCCGTTATCTTCACCCCAAGTCATTACCGACGAGAGTTCGATGAGGATCTTGTTAACGGTTGATGGCTTACGACCTTCCATCAAGCGAGCCTTAACGTCTGTCATGTCCTTCCGTGTGTGGGTGCGCAAGTTCAACTCACCGAGAAGCCCTGAGAGAGTCCCAAAGCAAGCCTTCTTGTTCTTCGCTGTGTTCGGCTGCCAGTCCGCTTCACGTTCTTCCGTGTAAAGCTTGGCGAGCGCCTCAAAGGTCATCACACCAGTTGCATCCCCAGCGACAACCAAAGGAGGAACTGTAGGAGCGCCCACAGGGAGAGACTTTGGAAGGTCGTTGGACTGCTTCAACTCTTCGAGCAGCGCAAGGATGCCTGAGAGGTCTCCCGATGCTCTCTGCTCAGCTGCCTGCATGATGCGTCTACCTAACTCGACTGCCTTGGCCTGATCGACATTGAGAGGCTCCGTCGAGGCTATCTCCCCAAGGTCGTCGTTGAGGTCTGAATACACATGACCCATACCACCAAGACCATCCCATACAGAGCGAGTCTGTAGGACACCCTCAGCAATCTCCTTTAGGCGCTCTTTGAGTTGATCCCAAGTAGCGTCAGGGTTGTCCAGGTGGAAGGCTCTGAGAGTGGTCAGCAGGTGAGTAGCGGTGGTCAAAGCGGCTTGCCTTTGCGTTGTCTTGAGAGAGAGCGTGAGGGTCTGTTTGGAGCCCATAGGACGGACTCTGAGAGAGTATCGACCCTGCCTCCTATACAGATAAGGACAGGCAAGGTCTAACAGTTTTCTAACAGGTTGAGGCGCTGTGGTTGGGGTCTGCATGGGCCAATCCCTTATGGTGCTTGGGGTGTGGCCTCATTGGTCAGAGTTGGTGAAAAACTCCACAGTGACTCCTTCATGACGAGGCGCGACTTAAAACACGCGCGGAATGTGTTCAGCATACCCATGCGCCAGCTCGACGACCAGCCGTGAAAACCTCGGGCAACAGGTCTGTAACGGCCATTTCAAACAAGCGTATGTTTTTTCATTGACAGCTCAGCGCCATCCTCATAACCTCGCCAAACCTTCAACGTACCGGGATGACGCGGACGTGGGCAGTATCTATTTGATTCGACAT